ACAAATACATGGTCAACAAGGTTTGTACGAAGCATACAAAAGAATGTACGCAGCTTTAGGTGTAGACAATGTAGAGTCTTTGATACCACCACCGCCTGACATGACACCTAAACCAATAGACGCTGGTACAGAAAACAGCAGTTTGATGTTAGGACAACCAGCACAGGCGTTTGAAGGTCAAAACCATCAAGCTCACCTAGACACACACAGAAGTTTATTTTTGACTCAAGTGGTTAAAGAGAATCCACAGATACAAACAATAATTATTAGTCATTGCATGCAACACTTACAGTTTTTGTCTGCTGAAATGTCTATAGAGCAAATACCACAAGAAGTACAGATGCAGTTACAACAAGTACAAGGTCAAATGCAACAAATGTCTCCACAAGAGGCACAACAGATGCAACAACAGATACAAATGACTTTGGATCAATACAGTGCTCCTATTATGGCTGAGTTAACGTCAGAGTTCTTACAATCTATTGGACAAGGTTCGGACAGCGATCCGTTGGTTGACATACGAAAAGCTGAGTTGGATTTAAAAGACAAAGAATTGGACATGGACTCAGAACAGTTTATGCAGAAACAAAATCAAAGAGCACAAGAAAAATCTCAAGACAATGATTTGCAAGAACAACGTATAAATGTGCAAAAAAATATAGCTGATGATAAACTAAATGTAGCTATAGATAGATTGAGACAGAACGCTGATCTCAAATTATTAGAAATAGAAACTAAAACGAGGAATTAAAATGGCAACATCATTTAAAAACAAAGCAGTAGAAGAACTGCGTAAAGAAAAAAAAGAACAAAGAGAATTAGAAGCATCTGCACACGCTCAATCTGTAGCAGCTCAGTATGCTAAAAATGTAGTGAATGAAAAAAGAATTGCAGACAAAATGGCTAGAATAGAAAAAGGTGAAGAACCTGTAGCTGTAGTTAAAGAAGTAGCTGTGGTTGAAGAAGTAGTTGAAGAAGTAGTTGAAGAGGTTGTAGAAAAACCTAAAGCCAAAGCCAAACCAGTTATCAAAAAAAAAGGCAGACCAGCTAAAGCTAAGAAATAATGGATGAGATAACTTTTTTTGATAAACTCAAAAAGATAACAGAAACTAGAAAAGAGCAAATACAAGATACTTTAATGTCAGGTAGCTTAAAAGATATTGAACATTATAAATATTTGCAAGGTGAACTATCTGCTTTATACTATGTTGAGAACGAAATAAAAGAATTTTACAAGGTACAATAAATGGCAGAACTTAAAACTACAAACGACATAGTTGCAGATGCTTACATAGAAGAAGAGGCAAGAGTTCTTGACCCCACTTTATTAGACAAATCATTACTTGACCGTATGCCACAACCAACAGGTTGGCGTATGCTGGTTTTACCTTACACTGGTAAAGCACAAACAAAAGGCGGTATACACTTAGCAAAAAGCACTGTAGATCGTGAGGCATTAGCAACTGTAGTTGCTTATGTTGTAAAACAAGGACCTGACTGTTATACAGACAGCAGTAGGTTCGGAGACAAACCTTGGTGTGAAGAAAAACAATGGGTTTTAATAGGGCGTTACTCAGGCTCTCGATTTAAACTGGAGGAAGGTGCTGAAGTACGCATCATCAACGATGATGAAGTGATAGCCACAATTCTCGACCCTGATGACATAGTGAGTTTATGATGAATGAACAAGAAAATGCACAACAAATTCAGCCTGAAGCTGATGACGTTGAAGTAGAGGTAGTAGAACAAGATATAGTAGAAGCGTCTCCAGACGATGAATTGGAGAATTACACTAAATCGGTTTCCAAAAGAATAAATAAGTTAAATGAGCGTAACAGAGCAGCAGAAGAAAAATCTGCTAGGTTAGAGCAAATGTTGGCTCAGAAAGAGCAAGAAACTAATTATTATTCACAAGAAAGAGTGCAAACACATGCTGCATTGTTGCAAAAAGAGCAAGAAGCTATTGATGCAAAAGAAATGCAAGCCAATGAGTTGTACAAAAAAGCTGTTGAGTCTGCTGATGCAGATTTGATGTCTAAAGCTGATTCTTTAAAAAGCGATATAAGCATACAAAAAGAAAAAGTTAGAATGGCACAAGCACAAGCACAACAAGCTAATTTTCAAAATCCACAGCCAGTTCCACAACAACAACAGTATCAAGAACAAGCTGTAGAAGAATCACCAGAACCAACCAAGCAAGCTAAAACTTGGCATGAAAGTAACAGTTGGTACGGTGATGACACACAAGAAGGTAACGTACAAGCAACGCAATTTGCTTACTTTACCCATTACAATTTAATTAACGAAGGTTTTGACGCTGATTCAGACGAATATTATAATGAGTTGAACAACCGAGTTTACAAAGTTTACCCTGATTTACAGGGCAAAAATGTCGAGCAAAGTGAAGGTAGACCCTCTGTGCAAAGAGTCGCTTCCGCTTCCGTAGGAAGTCGTCAAAAAACACAAGGCAAGAAGAACGGTGTGACTTTTTCGAAATCAGAAGTTGAACGTCTTAGAGGATTGAAACCACATAATATGTCGGAAGACGCATGGTTAAAATCTGTTGCTAAAGAGAAACAAAAAATTTCACAAAGAGAGGCTAAATAAGATGACTAATGAAATAGAACAAGAACCACAAACCAGAAAATCTCGTGAATCCGAAACTCACGCTAAAAATTCGAAGAGAACCCCATGGCGTCCAGTAAGAAAACTAGAAACGCCTCAAGCACCTGAAGGATATGAATATCGTTGGATAAGAGAATCCATGATGGGGCAAGAGGACAGAGCTAATGTAAGTCGAAGAATTAGGGAAGGTTGGGAACTTGTAAAAGGAACCGATTTACCACAAGAATTTGAATTACCAACTCAAGACTCTGGTAGACATGCTGGCATTGTATATAACGAAGGACTACTCTTAGCGAAGATTCCTCTTGAAACCATAGCTGAACGTAATGCTTATTACCAAGGCAAAAACCAACAAGCAAAAGAAGCGTTAGACAATAATATGTTTAATGAATCTAATAAAGATGGTAGGTATGTCAAGTATGACTCGCAAAGAAAGTCTAATGTTACTTTTGGGAAAAAGTAACAATCATAACTAAATAGGTAAAAAATATGGCTAATAAAGATGCCCCTTTTGGATTAAAACCTGTTCGTATGAATGGCGGAGCACCTTATTCTGGAGGACAATCCAGATATAGGATAGCAAGTGGAGCTACTACACCAATTTTCCAAGGCGACTTGGTTACGCAGTTGACTGCTGGTGTATTAGGTAGACACGCTGCCACTGGTACTGTTCCTGTTGTCGGAGTGTTTAACGGAGTCAGTTACACTGACCCGACTACAGGCGAACAAGTTTTTAAAAATTACTATCCCGGCAGCGTTTCAGCTTCCGATATAGTTGCTAACGTGATTGATGACAGTAATGTTGTTTTTGAAGTACAAGCTGATGCTGCTTTTCCAGTAGCTGACTTGTTCGGAAATTTTGACATTGTTGAAAACTCTCCTGTTGGCGATACAGCCTCTGGACGTTCTAATGTAGAACTTGATGTAACAACTGGCGGAACTGCCACTACGTTGCCTCTAAAAGCATTAGATATTTCACAGGACCCTGATAACGATGACGTAGCGTCAGCTAACACCAACGTCTATTGCACGATTTGTAATCATGTCAATGGAGTTAAAGGTGCTGGTCTAGCATAAGGTAAATAACAATGGCAATATCAAGAGCTCAACTCGCTAAAGAGTTAGAACCCGGATTAAACAGCCTCTTTGGCTTATCTTATGATGAGTACAACAGAGAGTACGAAGAAATCTTCTCTATAGAAGACAGTAATCGTGCCTTTGAAGAAGAGGTGTTGATAACTGGATTTGGTTCAGCACCAACTAAGACTGAAGGTCAAGGCGTTAGCTTCGACAACGCATCTGAAAGTTACAGTGCACGTTACACCCACGATACAGTGGCGTTAGCGTTTGCTCTAACAGAAGAAGCGGTTGAAGATAACCTCTATGATTCTTTAGGTAAAAGGTATGTAAAAGCACTGGCAAAATCTATGGCTAACACCAAAGAAGTCAAAGGTGCTGACATTCTAAACAATGCTTTCTCATCCAGTTTTACTGGCGGAGATGGTGTGTCTCTAATTAACACTGCTCACCCACTTTCAGGTGGTGGAACAGCTGCTAACAGAGCTACATCAATGGCTGATTTGAACGAAACTTCATTAGAAGACGCTCTAATCGACATAGGCAGCTTCACGGATGACAGAGGATTAACAATTTCTGTACAAGCATCAAAAATGGTAGTTCCTAGTGAACTTGTTTTTGTAGCTGACAGAATTTTAAATTCTCAGTTAAGAACTGGAACTTCAGACAATGACCTGAACGCTATTAAGAACACTGGTGTTCTTTCTGGTGGTTACTCAGTAAACCATTATCTGACAGACCCAGATGCTTTCTTCATCTTAACTTCTGTAACTGATCAAGGCGATGGTCTAAAAATGTTCCAAAGAAGTGGTATGGAAACTTCTATGGAACCAGACTTTGCAACTGGAAACATCAGATACAAAGCTCGTGAAAGGTATTCATTTGGTTTCTCCGATTGGAGAGGAATCTATGGATCGCAAGGTGCATAACTAGAACGATTAGAAATACCGTTTATAACTCAAGTATTTCAAAGAAAGGGCAACTTCGGTTGCCTTTTTTTTTGGTCTAAAATTAGTTAATATTATTTTGTGCAAATACTTGCAAGTTACAGCATGCTACTCTATAATTAAATAGTGAAATTAATAAACGGAGAAAAATTATGGGACCAAGAGGATATTACATAGTAGGTGGAGAAGAGTACAAAATGTTTACATTGAGACACTGTTACACATACCCAACAACTTATGGCTTTGGAGAAAGTGACATACATATTAAAAATTTATCTACACAATATGATGATGCCTATGCTAAAGCTGTTCAATATTGCGAAGATAAAGACGATTCTTTAAATGCTTCTAAGACTTGGGAATATAATGATCTAAACCCAATTATTAGAAAAACACCTGAGTTTCATGCACAACAAAAAGAAGAAGCTAGAATCAAATTAGAAAAAGATTTAAAAGAATTTTCTAACCAGCACCCAGTCTTAATTGAAGCGTGGGAGTTTTATAATAACCACGAAGAAGCTGTACATTTTTACGATGCTTTTTTTGATATATACAACAAATTACTTCAATACGGCTTGTTATCTAGTAAACAAATTGAATTTTGCTACAACATGTTAAGTGATTTTGAAGAAAAACAAATTGCTAGAAAAGAACAAGCCATACTAGATGCTAATGCTGAACCAGTACCAGTTACAGATGAAAGGATGCAAATTACAGGTAAAATTCTAGCAACTAAATATGTAGAAAATGATTGGGGCGGTTCTATGAAATCATTAGTACAAGATGACAGAGGTTTTAAAGTCTGGGGTACTTCACAAGCAGAGAAAGGTGACAGAGTGTCTTTTATGGCTAGAGTAGAAGTTTCTGAAGATGATCCTAAGTTTGGATTTTACAAAAGACCAACTAAAGTACAGATTCTTTAAAGTTTGCTTAATGAGAGTCCTAGTAGTATGATTTTACTACTAGGATTTTTTTTAATTTTGTTTTATCAACTGACCTAGCAGACAAGCCGAGATGATAAGACTTATTTCCCAAGGAGGAAATTATGGCAAATTCGACATTTAGTGGACCGATTAGGTCTGAAGGTGGTTTTGAACAAATCACAGTAGCAGCATCAACAGGTGTTGTAACAACAAACCTTGATATTTCATCAGCTGGTGCAATCACTACTTCAAGTACAATTAATGCAAAACAAGTAGTAGATACTACTTTTAATGCGGCTGGGGCGGCATCAGATACTTTAACAGCAGCTCAGTCAGGAACTTTGTTTTTGATTAATGGAGCAGCAAATAATGTAATTACTTTACCAGCTGTATCTACAGATAACGTAGGAGTTCATTATGACTTCCAACTTACAGTAGCTGTTGGCGGAAGCGTAACAACTACTTTTGTACTTCCGGGTTCAGCTGTATCAGCTTTCCAAGCAATGCTTTCATTGGTTGCGGGAACAGCAGCTAACGCAGTAAGTGATGTAGCGGGAGATACTTTGACCCTAGTAAACTCAACAGTTTTAAATGCTAGAGTTTCTATGACTTGTGTTTCAGATGATGGAACAAACTCTAAATGGATGACAACTGCTCTATCAACTCCAATTGCTACAGTAGCATAATAGGAGTAACTTATGGCAACTAGACTAACAGGCTCAGATGTCACGGCAGTCTTTATAACTGCCGATGCTCAAGCCTTAGACGCT